GTGCAAAATTTCAAACAGTTTCTGGATTACGTGATGTCCTTTTATGGGGATGACGATGCACTCTATCCAATCGACAATCTAACCAGAGAGGAAGTCGCATTAGCAACACTGAATTATTTGGATCTGGTTGCTGCCAGTAATGGAACAATCAACTGGGGCGATGGGGACTCTTTAGACAGAGAAAGAGTCAGAGACTTTATTATTAACTCAAGAGCGACCAAACCGCAGCTGCCAGTGTTCACTTAAACAACTGGCACACACCCACTACACACCGTCTACTTATCGGTTATAATAAGTACATAAGCAATTCACCCCCTCTTCCCAACATGCGTAAAATTGAAATGATGATGAACTCAGCAATCAGATACAGAAAGAACTTCTCATCTGGTAACACTACAGTTCGTGCTTTCAGAGAATCAGTTGAAGTTTACCTACACGGAAACAACATCGCATCTTTAGATACTGCGACTCATGAGTTAACTTTGAAAGATGGCGGGTGGCAATCAAATACAACTAAGTCAAGGTTAAACGCTCTTTTAGATGAGTTCGTGCCTAGCATGCGTATCTTTCAAAACGATTGGACATGGTACATCTCCGACAGTTTAGACGGTTCAAAACAACTTTTTACATCAGGTATGACAGTTTAATTACTGTCACACCCGTCACCCCATTCGTGAGAGTGGGGTATTATAATAAGTACATACGAAACAATTTCCCAAACATGACAAAAACTCAAACAGTAATGAACAGAATCGTTCAGGTTGACAACTTTCAGAATATGGCATGCTGCTGCTCAGACTGGGCAGAGTTCGTGATTGAGTTGGCAGAGTGGGGAGTCGATGGGTGTGCGAAGGTAGATTTTGATGATCCAGAGTTAGACATCCCCACACTTAATAGGTTTATCAAAGCAGAAAACGGATATATCAGGGAGGTTGCGTAAATGCTAAACAAACACATCGAACACCCAGAGGATACAATCCTTACAGGTGATCTATCCGTATTAAATGCGTTCACCGCAGATAATCATTATTCAGTTAAGATTGACGGATCACCCGCAATCGTTTGGGGAACTAACCCAGAGAATGGAAAGTTCTTTGTAGGTACGAAGTCCGTGTTTAATAAGAAAACCCCAAAGGTTAACTACACAGTAAAGGACATTGAAAACAATCACCCTGACTTTGAGTTACAATCGATCCTCATTCGTTGCTTACACAGTTTACCACAGACTGACCGAATATTTCAAGGGGATTTCATCGGGTTTGGTGGTTACCGTGATTACAAACCGAATGCGATTAGTTACACACTGTCCGAAGTTCAGAACACCGCAGTCGTAGTTGCTCCGCATACAGAATACACGGGCGATAGTATGCGTACTCTCACAGCATCACCCTTGAAGGATAAGTTAGGATCGGGTTTTATTCAACCGAATGCGTGGATCAGTGAGTATAAGGGCAACGTAATGAATATTGAAATGATGATTGGGTTTGCCCGTCAGATGGCAACACTGGTTGACTTCGCCACCCCAAAGGAAGCGGAGTTATTAAAGAAGGATCTAAATGCGTACATTCGTGACGGTGATGAGGTAGTCGCAGAGGAGTTCGCCAATTATCAGTTGGTGCGGTTGTGGTGCTTGGTTGAGAACATTAAAACCGAATATATGAAGTTAATGCGTGATGACTTCAACTGCGAATGCTTCTTAGGTAATGAATACGTAGACGGGGAAGGATATGTGATGACGGGTGAGCATGGCACTTATAAACTGGTGAACCGTTGGGTGTTCAGTCATTATAACTTTAATATCATTCGTTCGTGATACAGCAGTTATATGGGGGTTGATGCCCCCGTATATAAAAACCGATAGAGTCCCTAAGCTATAAACGACCCAATTCGACCTTTCGATAACAAGAACTATAAATTTTTTTTTGCTATATAAAATCAAGTGTAAAGGTTCGCTGAATGCAAAAAAATTTTGAAGATATATTTTCGACTATAGAGATCGATCCAGTCACAGATAGGTATCATATTACAATACCCGAAGAAATCATAAATGAATTTGACTGGTATGAGGATCTTGTGTTAAAATGGAATGTAGATAACGGAGACATATTCATCACGGAGGCAAATGACTAAACTTCAATCAAAAACATATCACGTTTACTTGAATGAAAAATGTCTATTTAAAAATTTAAATGAAGAGGAGTTTAATATTATATGGAATCGCTTATATACTTCCTATTGGAGTGATGAGGTATCATACTCAGAAGTTACGGATAACCCGATAGAGTTTCATGAGGAATCCTCTTATTGACAATCTCTATATAATATTGTATGATATGAATGTAATTACAAAATACTATGGCTAAAGGATTTACAGTAAAGGCAAACCCACCCGCAAAGAAAAAAGATAAAGAATCAGAATGGGATTATGATAAAGCAAAAGAAATATTAAAAGGTAAATCAGTTGTATTCTGCTTACCTGGTCGAGGAGTCTCATATACGTATCTTAAGTCATTTGTACAGTTATGTTTTGACTTAGTACAATGTGGAGCAAGTATACAGATATCACAAGATTATTCATCAATGGTAAACTTTGCCAGATGTAAGTGTCTTGGTGCAAATGTATTAAGAGGTCCTGATCAATCTCCATGGGATGGTAAACTGAATTATGACTATCAATTATGGATTGACTCTGATATTGTTTTTAACTCAGAGAAATTCTTTCAATTGGTATTAATGGATAAAGATATCGCAGGTGGATGGTATTGTACCGAAGATGGTAGAACTACATCTGTTGCACATTGGTTAGATGAGGATGATTTTCGAACCAATGGTGGTGTGATGAATCACGAAACTATCGATAGTATATCCAAGAGAAAGAAACCATTCACAGTTGATTATACAGGTTTCGGTTGGCTCCTCATCAAAAAGGGTGTATTTGAACATGAAGAGATGAAGTATCCATGGTTCGCACCAAAGATGCAGGTATTTGAATCTGGAGAAGTACAGGATATGTGTGGAGAGGATGTCTCATTCTGTTTAGACGCAAAAGAAGCAGGATTTGAGATATGGTGTGACCCACGTATTCGTGTTGGTCATGAAAAGACAAGAGTAATCTAAACGTGGCAGATCGATATAGTATTCACATTCACGGTGAATGTAAGTTTTCAGATCTTTCTGAGTTTGAATATTTTGATATCATGGAAGATCTAGCAATCGAATTCTATCAGACAGGTAAACCAAACCCTTCTGATGTACATACAGAAATTATAGGAGATTAATTATGGCAAAAATGAAGAGTAGTATCTCAGGAACAGTGTTTATTGATGCAATTCCGAAAAAAACTCGTCAGGGAAACGGAAAACACTCGAAATACTCGGCAACTTCGCGTAACTCGGCTCGTAAAAGGTATCGAGGTCAAGGAAAATGAACTGTTGGCACTGCGGTACTGAGTTAATCTGGGGTGCTGATCATGATATGGAAGATGTAAATGATGGAGAGGAGTCTGAATATGACTTTTACTCCAATTTTACATGTCCGAAATGTCAATCTTACGTTGAAGTCTACCATCACAAATAATGTCTACTCTAATTGCGAATCTACCCTCCTATGATGTATGGGTAAGAAAAGAATATTTAACTGACCATCAAAGTGGTCATGGTGAATTTGTAAAGGGTATATGGGTATCTGCCAAAAGTATACCTGGTCGAGCATTTTATTTTGAGACTTATCTACCAGAATATGCAGCAATGTTTGATAAGTTACCAATTTCTGCGTTTACAACCGATCCAGAGATACCAACACCTGATATGACACTTCATAATCTTCAATTTTGGAACTGTATGGACTATGGAGTCGTTGCAGTACAGAAACAATTCATTGGAAGTATGCATTATGAGGTCATGACGAGGGATTATGGTAATCAAACTGGTACTTATATCTGCACTTTAGACAATTATCATGAAAGTGTAGACTCAATTGACTACTCAACAAGTGAACAACCTGCAGAACATAAGTCACATAACCTTCTTGAACTCGATAATGGTCAATTTTGCCTCTATCCGAACAACAGAATGAGAATATATGACAATAGTATCACTCCAGAGGTACCAAAGGTGCCCGATTTTAAGGTTTCAACGATTTATTATCAAGTTGAGAATGGTCATGATCGTGACGGACTCGGATCTGAAGAGAATTATTTCTGGAAAACAGCAAAAGAACGAAGAAATGATGAAAATAAAGATGAAATTACACCCGAACTTGGTTAAATAAATTTAAAATCGTCAAAAGACGATTTTTTTTTATGTTTTTAGGTATAAATAAAGAATTATTGCTACAGGTATAAATAAACCTAGCAAACTGTTTACTAAATTGAATGAAAACTAGGATATCTAGGTCATTTAAGGATATTAATCTATCATTTAAACCACATCCAGTCACAAAAGACCTTACAATTCTTAAAAATGCGAATGCAATTAAGAGATCTGTGAGAAATTTAGTGGAAACTATTCCGAGAGAAAGATTTTTTAACCCAAATCTTGGTACAGACATTCGATCAAGTCTATTTGACTTCTGTGACTTTGGTACTGCATCAGTTATTGAAAGACAAATCACTACAACTATTGAAAACTTTGAACCTCGAATCGATAATTTAGATATTGAAGTGATTCCCAAACCAGATGACAACGAATTTGAGGTAAATATCTTCTTTGATATCATCGGACAGCAGTTTCCTTCACAAGCATTTCAGTTCATATTAGAAGCTACAAGATAATATGCCATTTACTAAATTCACAAACCTAGATTTTGACCAGATAAAGACCTCAATAAAGGATTATCTTCGCACAAACTCAGATTTTACTGATTTTGACTTTGAGGGGTCTAATTTTTCAGTTTTAATTGATACTTTAGCATACAATACTTACATTACTGCGTTTAACTCAAACATGGTTGTGAATGAGTCCTTCCTTGACTCTGCAACAGTTCGAGAAAACGTTGTTTCACTTGCTCGAAACATTGGATATGTCCCAAGATCTAAAAGTGCAGCAAAGGCAACTATATCTTTTGATATTAATTCAAACGATACCTCAGAGGTGTCTACAGTAACCCTGAGAGCAGGTTTAGTTTGTATTGGCAGCAGTAATGATATTACATATACTTTCTCAATTCCAGACGATATAACAACCACTGTCACACCTCAATTTAGTGGAGGTAATCGAAGTGGATATACAGCATCATTTAATTCAATTGAGGTTTTTCAAGGAACTTTGATTCGTAAAAGTTTTACAGTCGATGGATCACTTGACCAAAGATTCATTTTAGACAACCCTTCAATTGATTCATCAACGATTATTGTATATGTGAAGGATAGTCCAAGTGGTGCGGATAAAGGAACTCTATTTACAAAGGTTGATAATATTTTAAACATAGATTCAAACTCATCAACTTTCTTAATTCAGGAAGTTCAGGATGAAAAGTATGAACTTCTATTTGGAGATGGTATTTTTGGTCGAAAGATTGAAAATGGAAAAACAATTAATGTAAGTTACCTTGTAACTGATGGAAGAGAAGGAAACGGTCCTGCATTTTTCTCATATGCAGGAAATATTGAAAATGATTCAGGATCAACATCATCATTAGTAAGCACACCCACCATATCTGTGGTCTCAGCTGCCTCTAATGGCGGTGATATAGAGTCTGTAGACTCGATTAAGTATTTTGCCCCTCGACTTTATTCATCTCAGTACAGGGCGGTTACAGCAAGAGATTACGAATCGATAATTCAACAAATTTATCCAAATACTGAAAGTGTTTCTGTTGTTGGAGGCGAAGAAATTGATCCACCACAATTTGGAACTGTTTTTATTACAATCAAACCAAAAAATGGTGACTTTGTATCAGATTTTGATAAGACTCAAATATTATCAGATTTAAAGAATTATAGTCTTACAGGAATCAATCAAAAAATTGTTGATTTGAAAGTTCTTCATATTGAATTGGAGACATTCATCTACTATAACTCATCAAGAGTTAAATCTATTGATGGATTAAAAACAAATGTAATTAATGGTCTAACTACTTACTCTAAATCAACTGATGTAAATAAATTTGGCGGTAGATTTAAGTATAGTAAAGTTTTAAGTGTAATTGATAATATTGAGGATTCAATAACATCAAATATTACAAGGATTCGAATTCGAAGAAACTTAAACGCTCTTTTAAATCAATTTGCACAGTATGAAATTTGTTTTGGTAATCAATTTAATGTTAAGAGTGAGGGATTAAATATTAAGAGCACTGGATTTAATATCTCTGGAGTATCTGAGACAGTATTTTTAACAGATACTCCAAATGCAGATAAGCAAACAGGAGTAGTATCAATCGTTAAGAAAGATATTGTTGATGGTCAAAAAATAATTATCGTTGAAAATGCAGGAACAGTTGATTACATAAAGGGAGAAATAAATTTAACTACAATTAACATTACTTCGACTGATAAACCAAATAATATTATTGAGATTCAAGCATTCCCAGAATCCAATGATGTCATAGGTCTTGAAGATTTGTATTTGAAATTTAACATTGAAAGTAGTTCAATAAATATGATTAAAGACACCATTTCATCTGGAGATCAAATATCTGGTGTTGGATTTAAGGTTACATCAAGTTATACAAACGGAGATTTAATACGAGGATAGTATGATAAGTACTGGTATTGATACAAGAATAAAAGTTCAACAAATAATTGAAAATCAACTTCCTGAGTTTATTCTATCAGAGAGTCCAAAGGCAGCTGATTTTTTAAAGCAATATTATATCTCTCAAGAGTATACTGGAGGTCCAATTGACCTGACAGATAATTTAGATCAATATTTAAAGTTAGATAACTTAACACCTGAAGCTTTAAAAGGTTCAGTTACACTTGATTTGGATATTGCTTCAACAGATCAAGTAATTAAGGTTTCACCAAATACAAAAGGGTTTCCAAAACAATACGGATTGTTAAAAATTGGTAGTGAAGTCATCACATACACTGGTATGACTACAAATACCTTTACAGGATGTGAACGTGGATTTAGTGGAATTACAACTTATAGAGATATTAATAATCCATCAGAATTAGTATTCTCCACATCAACAGCACAAGAACATTCAAAAGGTGTAAATGTAAATAATTTAAGTTCTTTATTTCTACAAGAATTTTACAAAAAGATAAAAAATACCTTTACACCTGGTTTAGAAAATACAAATTTTGTTTCAAATTTAGATGTAAATAATTTTATAAAAGAATCTAGAACATTTTATGAGTCAAAAGGAACAGAAGAATCATTTAGAATCTTATTTAATGCACTATACGACGTAGATCCAAAAGTAATTGACTTAGAAGAATATTTAATCAAACCATCTTCTGCAAAATATGTAAGAAGAAAGAGAATAGTAGCAGAAAAATTGACGGGAGAACCTTTAAACTTAAAAGGTCAGACTATTGTTAGAACAACAGATTCCTCTTCTACTGCATCTGTTTCTGAGGTTGAAATATTAACAGGTATTTCTGGAATATCTACAATTAAAGATTATTTTATTTTAGATCTTTTCGTTGGATTTGATGAAGAAGAATTTATAACTGGAAGATTTGATGTCACAGGAAAAACAAAGGCTATAACTGATGTTTCTATTGGTGCTACAGTTATAACTGTAGATTCAACAGTTGGTTTTGGAACGACTGGAACAATTATTTCAGGTATAAACACAAGTATTGTTTACACTGATAAAACTATTAATCAGTTTTTAAGTTGTACAGGTATTTCAAATCAAATTAATTTAGGTGATGATATTATTGCGGATGATAAAATTTTTGGATATGAAGATGGAGATTTAACAAAAAAGGTTGAATTAAGAATCACAGGTGTATTAAGTGATTTTGTATCATCTGAAAGTAATAGATTATCATTAGAAAATGAAACTATTAGAATTAAAAGTATTGGTGAAATAATTGAAAATCCAAATACAAACAAAACTCAGAAAGAAATATTTGCAAACTCTTGGATTTACAATACGTCATCTAATTATGATATTGTTGATTTTATTAGTGGAACACAAAGTTCGATACAATTAGAGTCTAAGATAGATAAATCAAGTTTGAGAGTTGGTGATTCGATTCAAATTTTAGAAAAGAAAAGTAGTCCCTTTTCTTTAGGAACTGTTGTTCAGGAATCAGAAATTATAGAAGTAGTTGAAACACAAAATAAGATAACAATAAATTCATCTTTTGAGTTTAGTTCTTCAAAAAGATATGCAATTAGAAGAATTATAAAGAAAACCTTCAGTTCTGCTAACTTATTAAAGTATGGAAATGATACTATTACCGCAGACGTTCAAAATGTATATAACGAGTCAGATGAAAGTCTATATGTAGCAAGTAATTCTCTTCCCTCATCTGGAGTTGGTAAAACAACTTCTACTGTCAGTATACCAAATGTAATTGAGAATACTACAATTCAAGACTTTAATAGTTTAAATCAAAAATATTCAATAATTTCATTTAATGTGCCTGATGTTCCTTTTGTAACAGGAGATCAAGTATATTATGAACCAGAGGCAGAACCATTGGTAGGACTTACCGCTGGTCTATATTTTATTCGAACAATAGGTAATAATAAAATTAAATTATTTAAATCACCAGCTTTTATTGATGCTAATGATTTTATTGAATTTGGTGTGCCTATAGACTCTAGTACTTTTCATAGATTCACTCTTGCAAATCAGTATAATAAGTTAGTAGCACCTCAAAAATTACTTAAAAAATTTCCAGTAAATATTAATCAAAATTTAGGTAAAAATGTAGAAACAGTTTCAGGACCTGTTGGAATGTTAATTGATGGTGTTGAAATTGAAAATGGAAAATCAACAGATGGTATTTTTTATGGATCAATTGAAAACTTTTCAGTAATTGGTTTTGGAACAGATTATGATATAATCAATCCACCTGTGATACAAGTTGGATCAGTATCAGCAGCTTCAACACAAGCATTAGTTAGTCCTGTTTTAAGTGGTGATATAACTGAAATTCAAGTTGATCCTCAAAATTTTGATATAGAAGATGTAGTATCAATTCAATTAACTGGAGGTAATAGTGGAGAAGCAGTTCTTCAACCAGTTCTTCGTAGAAGAAATAGAGTTTTAGAATTTAGCGGAGTTACTAGTGCTTTTGGAGGAGGTATTGATACATTCTCAGAAACAATTACATTCTTGAAACCTCATAATTTGATAAGTGGTCAAGTTTTAGTTTATGATAAAAATAAAAATACACAGTTAGGAATAGGAACTTTTAAAGGAAGTAACCTAGCTAATTTTGAAAGTTTGATCGACGGTCAACAATATTGGCCAGAAGTAGTTGGATTATCAACTATCAGACTCTACAGAAATGAAACAGACTATACAACAGGTATTAATACAATCGGATTTACAGATGTAGCAAAGAGTGGAATACATAAACTTAAATTAAAAGATGCTAAAAATAGTGTATCTAGTGTAAGAGTTATAAAATCAGGAAAACCATATTTAAGTAGAAAAATATTTGTTGACTCATCTTTAGGAATATCTACATACAAATCAACAGTTACCTTTAAAGATCATGGATTCTCAGATGGTGAATTAGTTGTTTATCAACCATTTGTTGGTTTAGGTACAACTTCACCTCAAAGCATATTAGGATTGTCTACCACAAACCAATACAATGTGATTAAAATTGATAATGATAAATTTAGAATTGCTAATGCTGGCGTTGGTGGTACTGACAACACTAACTTTATTAGAAAAAATCATGTTGATTTTAAAACAACTGGAACTGGATATCAGTTATTTAAATATCCAGATGTTGAAATTTCTATAAATGCAATTTACTCTGTTCCAACCTCAGATAAGATTAACTTAACTCCAGTTATACAAGGTCAAATTGTAAATGCATCCTTATATGAGAAGGGTAGTGGTTATGGATCAACTGATATTATTAACTATGAGAATAAACCAAATATTTTAGTTAAAAATGGATTGTCAAGACCAGGTAAAAATATAACACCATCAATAGTTCCTATAATTTCAGATGGTAAATTAATTAATTTTAATATTCAAGATGGTGGTGATGAATACTATTCAACTCCAGATTTAGTTGTAATTGGAGATGGAACTGGTGCAAGTTTAAGGGCAGTAATTGATAGAGATGAAAATTCATCTACATTCTTGAAGATAATTGATGTCGTTATCTTAAATTCTGGAACTAATTATACCTTTGACAAAACAAGAATTAACATAATTGCTAGGGGAAAAAATGTAGTATTTAATAGTTCAATTAAAAAATTAAATTTAGTTGGCATTCAAACATCAAGACCATATAAAGAGAGATATTCTGATCTTGCACTGCTACCAACTAATAACGAACTTAAGTTTACAACGGTTGGTTACTCTACTGCAATTGGTGAATCTAGATATGGTCAAAGATCAAATAGTCACTCACCTATCGTTGGATGGGCATATGACGGGAATCCAATTTACGGACCATACGGTTACAGTGATCCACTTGACAATTCATCAGCAATAAGAATATTAAAAACGGGATATTCTATAAAATCAACTATAGGTGATAGGGGCGATTTACCTTTCAATTTAGGATTTTTTGTTGAGGATTACTCATACCTACCAACAAACTCTACAGATCTAGATGAACATAATGGAAGATATTGTAGAACTCCAGAATATCCAAATGGAGTTTATGCTTATTTTGCTGGTATTAATACCATAACAAGAGAACCAGAGTTTCCATACTTTATTGGAAATACATATAGATCAATTCCAGAAGTTTTGGACCCTCTCTCAACAATAGATCAGTCATTTGATTTTAATAATTCAAAATTAGTTAGAAATACCTTTCCATATAAACTATCAGATTCATTTGCAAATAATGATTTTATTATTGAGTCAAATAAAATATTATCACAAACAACAAGAGTTACATCTGTAACTCAAGGTTCTATCGATTCTTTAGATATTTTAAAATCTGGTGAAGGTTATAAAATAAATGATAATGTATTATTTGATAATAGTAATACTGATGGTGATGGTGTTAGTGCTTTTGTAAGTAAATTAGAAGGTAAATCAATATCAGATATTACAACATCTTATGAAAAACTTGAGAATCTTACTTTCATAAGAAAAGATCCAAGTACAATTTCAGTATTTGTCCCAGATACCCATCAATTAGCAGTTGGAAATAACCTTGAAATATCTGGTTTATCAACAGATATTAAATCAACATTTGGTGTTTCTTTAACTGGTAATCACAATATATCTGCAATTTCAACTGAAAGCACCATTCTATACAAAGAATTGCCTTCAAACTCGGTTGCAGGAATTGTTACTGACATATTTGTATATAAAACAACAGATGTAATTTCAGTAGGAAGTAGCGTTGGGATTGGAACTGAAAAATTATTAGTTTTAAATAAATTTGATGATAGAAATATATTAAGAGTTCAAAGAGGTGTTACTGGAACAGCACATACACTTTCATCTGAAGTTAAATTAATCCCTAGTTTCTTTGATATATCATTTAATACTAATTTCTTAAACTCAAAAGTAGATGATGTAGCATACTTCAATCCTAAACAATCTGTTGGTATTGCAACAACGGTTGGTATTACATCAGCAATAAATGTTTCTGTTGGTGACACTACAAGTGTTGTATCAGTTCCAGCACAAAGTATTTACTTACCAAATCATCCATTTAAGACTGGTCAACAAATAACATTTGAGACAGATGGGAATAGCGTTCTTGAGGTATCGAGAGATGGAGCAGCGAATCAATCATTCAACTTACCATCTACAGGAACAAGTCAAAATTTATTTGCAATTAATAAATCTCCAAACTATATTGGAATAGTAACTCAAGTTGGTTTAATAACTTCAACTAATGGTTTGTTCTTTAGAACTAATGGTGATGACTACTTTAAATACAGATTTGAATCTAATTTCAATAAGATTACTGGAAGTGTAGAGAGAATAAATTCAAAGGTATCTTTAACAACATCCCACAATTTATCACTAGGTGATATTGTAAGTTTAAATATTACCTCAGATCAATCTGTTGGTATTGGAACTTCTACTAAAGTTAGAATAAAATACAATCATTTAATTGATAACTTACTTATAGATCAAGTAGGATTTACTTCAGCAGGAATCAATACAACTAATAATACAATTACTTTAAATTCTCATGAATTTAAAACTGGAGATAAGGTATATTATGATTCAACTGATACTATTGCTGCTGGACTTGAAACTGGTGGATATTTTATTTACAGAATAGATGATAATACTATAAAATTAGCAGAAACATTTTATGATGCAAAACAAATACCACCTAATATTGTAAGTATAGTATCAATTGGAGGTTCTGAACATCAGTTATCATTAATTAATCCACCCATAAATGTGGTTAGAGATAACAATTTAGTATTTGATATATCAGATTCTTCATTATCTGATTTTGATTTTAAAATATATCAAGACGAAGATTTTAATAATGATTTTGTTTCTACAGGCAAAACAACCATAAACACAGTTTCTACCTCAGGAACAATTGGAGTAACATCAACAGCTACGCTAACTTTGAATTATTCAACTAATAATCCTTTAAATTTATTCTATAATGTTGAAAAATCTGGGTTTATCAGTACTTCAGATATAGATGTTGCAAATGGGTCTAAAATTTCATATGTAGACAGTGATTATAATCAAGATTATTCGATTGTAAATGTAGGTACGACTGATTTTGATATAAGATTAAAATCAAAACCAGAAACATTATCTTATCAAACATTAAATACTAATTTATTAAAGTATACTACAACGTCAAAAACTGATAATGGTGCTATTAATAAAATTAATTTAATATCTGGAGGTTCTGAATATAAATCTTTACCAAAATTTGTTAGTGTTGCTTCCACTCAGGGAATAAATGCCAAATTATTACCATCATCAACAACTAGTAATAAAATTGAAAATACTGAAATTTTAAATATTGGATTTGAATATGCATCTGATAAAACTTTAACTCCTATAGCACAATTATCACCAGTTATTAGTATAAAGAACTCAGATAAAATAGTAGCAATTAATATCAAAAATGGTGGTACAAATTATACAACTCCTCCTAAATTAATTTTACAGGACATTGAAACGACACAGATTGTAGATAGTGGTTCTTTAATTGCAAATATTAGTCAAGCATCACAATCAATTAATAGTGTAGATATAATTAATACTCCACAAGGAATTGGTAATTGTAAATTATTTACAAAAGATAATTCAAGTGCAATACCAATTACAAATGTAACGATAGGATCTACAATTATTACTGATGTTGTTAGTGGTATAGTCACCGTAACTTTAGCAACACCAATTTTAGGATTTTCAACTGCTCCTTTCGCAGTAGGAGATACTATTTTTGTAGAAGGTATAGAAAATGAATATGGAGATAGTTTTAATTCACCAACTAATAAATTTAATTTCTATCCTGTAGAAAAAATAGTTGGTAGTGGTTTAAATCCAAATCCATTTAGATTAGAATTTAATATTCATGGAGGAGGCACAGATCCATTAGTAACAAATCCAGGATTGGCAAAAACAATTCAATCTTTTGCTGGAGCGATTAATTTTAAAGATTATCCTAAATTTACGATAGTTACTGCACAATCTGAATTTATATTTGGGGAAATACTCTTAGTATCCAGAGATGGTTCCACATTTAATAATGTAAGTCTTAATTTAGATAGAGTAACTAATAATTATATTAAAGTTTCAGGTAGTTTTGAAATAAAAGCAGGTGATAAAATAAAAGGACAATCTTCTGGATCAATCGCAACTATTAATAGTATATTTAAAAATGAAGGACGATTTAATGTTGACTTTGCTTCAGATAAGGTTATTGGATGGTCTAATAATACTGGTAAATTAAATCAAGACTATCAGGTAATTCCAGATAATGATTATTATCAAACATTATCTTATACAATACAAAGTCCAATTGAATATCAAACATTAGTAAGTCCTGTAAATAGTTTATTACATACTACAGGTCTTAAAAATTTCGCAGATTTGGGAATTTCAACATCAGTTGGAGTTGGTTCTACATCTAGTGTTGATTCATCTACAATTATTAGAGATTTATCATCTGAAAATAGAGTTGATGCCATTGATAATTTTGACTTAGCAAAAGATGTTGATACTTTATCAAGTCCATTACGATCCAGATTTGTTTCTTTTGACACTAAATTACTTTCAAATTTCTTTGAGTGTTCAACAAATAGAGTTCTACAAATAGACAATATAAACAGTTTATTTAAAGATGCTACAAATAATGCAGCAAGGGATGGATTTATAAATCTTACTAATTCTTTTAACAGATTCTTAATACAAACAAGAGTTCCATCTGTTGGAATTGGAACTACAACTAATACTCTCCAATTAACAGAATTACTTACATCAATAGACTTTGCAAAAGGGAATATATTTACTATTCAAAAAGGATCAATTAACGATGAGGCAAAAATAGTTGATATCTTAGGAGAAAATGGTCCTAATAATGATTATAAATTAACATTTACTCCTGTTGATCCTTTCAACACCGATTTAGATATTAAAATTTTACAGCAATCATTCTTAGCGGGAGTTGGTGCTGGACAATCTTCTATCGGATTTGTTGATTTACATGGGGTAAATCAGAATGTTTCTGCATCTACAACTTCTACAATAATATCTTCAAATATTTCTAATATAGATTCTTATTTTGCTACTGTTGAAGTTAATGATTCAGTATCAAATGAGAATAATATTGTTGAAATTTATGCCACTCATGATGGAACAAATTCTTACATATCAAATTACTCATTAGAAACAAATACAACTAATTCTATAGGAACTTTCACTACAAATTTAAATTCAAGTATTTTATCTTTAAATTTTGAAAATGATAGATCAAATCAAGTTCTTGTTAGATCAAAAGTTGTTGGTTTTGGAACTACAGCAGTTGGAGTTGGAACTCATAGATTTAAAAACAGTTCACAGACATCTGGACTTGAAAACTCTGGTAGATTCGAATCTAATTTTGTTAGTATCGCATCAACTGCAGTCATAGCAGGATTTACAACAACAAAAGACACCTCAATTAAAAGTATAGTAAGAGTATCAATCGGGAATACTAGTGCTCTACACCAGATTCTTATGAGTCATGATGGTGAAAATACGTTTATCACACAGTATCCATTTATGACGATAGGAGATGACTTAGGAATAGGAACATTCTCTTCAGAATATAGTGGATCTAATTTAAATTTAAAATTCCATCCAGATTCTAGTTTTATTGGTGTAGGTAATCTATTAGTTCAATCTTTCAATGAGATTCTTAACACTAAATTAGATACAATTAATTCAGTACCAACTTTATATTATGGTAAAAGTTTTGATGAGATATCTCTTCTACAATATGATGCTTTAAATTCTGTTAGATCAAATGGTTTGGAGTTTAAGTTAAAGAGTAACAATAATCCAATATTTGCTAATTTCTTTAATCCTACAACCAATGTAAATCTAGCAACAGGAGAATTTACAATTGAAAATAATTTCTTTAATAAAAATGAGAGATTAATTTATACACCTGGTACTTCAAATGTTGGATTCTCATCTTTGATTATGTCAAATGGCAATCCTCTACCAAGTGAAGTTTATGTTGTTCATCCATCTGGAACCGTTAACTCAAAAGTATTTAAACTATCCGCAACTAAAGCAGGAGCTGCAATAACATTTAACAGTGCTGGATCTGGAGACAGACATAGGTTGGAAATGTTCAAGAAGAATGAAAAATCATTAATCACCCTTGATGATGTAATTCAATCTCCAGTATCATTCACACCTATAACAACAACATTATCGGGAAATGTTAGTGGACAAGTTTCTGTGTCAACTTCAATTTTATCTTTGGCAGGAATAACTTCTATTATTGTTGGAGATTTGTTGAAAGTGGATAATGAGTTCTTGAAAGTTAATAATGTTGGATTTGGAACCACAAATATTGGTCCTATTTCAAATACTGGTTCTCTAAATTTAGTAGATGTAAGTAGAGGAATTGTTGGTTCTTCATCATCTATTCATACTGACACTAGCTCAGTGAGATTATTTAAAGGTGGTTATAATATTGTTGGTGAAGAGATATTCTTTGTAGATCCACCTAAAGGGACTAATATTTTAGAAAAAGATGATTCAAATAGAGATCGTGGTAGATCTAATTTTAGTGGAAGAGTTTATTTAAGACAAGATTATAATTCAAATGCAATTTTTGATGATATTTCAACCGACTTCACTGGCATTGGACAAACATTTACTACGACAATCTCTGGAGTCAATACTACTGGAATTACAACTGGAAGTGCTTTTGTAACTATTAATGGTATATTCCAACCACCAACAACAGATAAAAACCCTACTAATAACTATGAGTTTTCAGAATCAGTTGGGGTAACAAGTTTTGTGTTTAGTGGTATTACCTCATCTAACGGAACTCAAATTATTAGTGAAGCAGATGTGAATCAAAATCAATTACCAAGATCAGGACAGATTATATCAATTGGATTTAGTGGTGGATTGGGAATAGCACCTTTAGCAGGAGCATCAGTCACAGCTGTACTTGGTGCAGGTGGGTCGATTACATCAGTGGGAATTGGAACAAGAGACTTCCATGGATCTGGATATCGTTCTGGTATAAGCACCACGGGAGATGGAATTATTCGTATCGGTATTGCTGATACTGTTGGAACTGGTGCCACAGTTACTGCAACAGTTGGCATAGGTGGAACATTGATATTTAATGTTGTTGGTGGTGGAAGTGGATATTCTAATCCGAGAGTAGAGGCACCTGTTCCCAGATATGAAAATTTACCAGTAACAGGAGTGTCAAGAGTGGGTGTTGGTGCCACAACAGACACAGGAACTGGATTACTTCTAAACATTGATGTTGGTGGCAGTAACACTACTGGTATTGGATCTACTCTTTTTGAGGTTAAATCTTTTGATATGACAAGAACTGGTTTTTCGTTTAAAAAAGGTGATGTATTTAAACCAGTGGGATTGGTCACAGATAAATCACTCACATCACCAATAACTGAACCTGAATTTACAGTTAATGAAGTGTTTACTGATTCTTTCTGTTCTTGGAATGTTGGAGAGTTTGATTATATTGACACAATCAAACCACTACAAGATGGAACGAGAAAGAGATTCCCATTAAACTTTAATGGTGAGTTAGTATCATTTGAACGTGCAAAATCCTCTCAAATTGATATGAAATCATTATTGTTAATATTAATTAATGGAGTAATACAAAATCCTGGTGATGCTTACCTATTTGATGGAGGAACTTCCTTTGAATTTACAGAAGCACCTGATATAAATGACAATGTATCAATATTTTTCTATAAAGGAACAAATAATGTAGATGTCACATTCGTAGACGTAACTGAATCGATAAAGGTTGGTGATGAGTTCCAATTACTTAAAAATAATAATCATGCTGGTTTTGATCAGAATGTAAGAGTTGTATCTGGCATTTCAACATCAGATTTAATTGAGACTCCAGTATACGTTGATCAAGGTATAAATTCTGATAATTTAAAATCCTTTAGATGGATTAAACAAAAAGCAGATAAGTTTATAAATGGTGAGTTGGTAACTAAAGTAAGACCCTCAATTGAACCACTTGTATTTCCAGAAGCTAGAATAATTAAGGATCTTGGATCTGGAGACTCCACAATTCATATTGATAATGTTGGAGTTGGAACAAATTCATTAACTAATTTATTCTTCTATGAGAATCCAAATAAAATTGGAACAATAATATTTGACGAATCTGTGGAACCTAGAGCAGCAGATTTAACTGCAGTAGTCTCTACAGGTGGAACAATCCAATCTATTACTATCAACGATGGTGGAAAGGGGTATGTAGGTTCTAGCACTGCACTATCAATTGCTTCTCCAATATCAAACACTGGAGTTGCTTTGACAGCACCTGATTTAGTTACATTAGGAATAGCATCCACAATTTTTGCCACAGCAAATGCCAATATCACAAGTGGTATTATAACTTCAATATCAATTGTGAATCCTGGTTCTGGATACACAACAACTACAGTTCCAAATGTAATCGCACCAACTCCTGTTGCACCATCAGAAATAATCACTGGATTTACTGGTTCAAGTGGATTCTCAGGCATCGTTACATCAATAAGTGTTTTAAGTAGTTCTACTATAAAATTCTTTTTAGAAAAAGAATCTGGAACATTTAGTGGACTAGGAAATGGAGATCCAATTTACATATTTGACACTGCAGTTGGTTTAGGTGTGACCTCAGTGGTGACTGCCTCAGGTGCTCCTGTAGGGATTGGTACATCATTCTTTGACAACATATATCTAATCAGTTCTTATAGTACAACATCTAATACTGCTGAATTTGTTGCTGGAGTCAAAACTGACACATCATTAGTTGGTATTTCAACTAGTGGCATATCTGGTAAGTTCTCTTGGGGTAAACTTACTGGTGGTGTTAGGTCAACTACGAATCCAATTTCAGTTACCATTTCAGGTAAAACAGTTAACTCAGGGTTGACAACTTTCCCAAGAATACAAAGAAGAAATTCTGGTATTAGAGACACTGGTGCTTTAATAGATAAGACTGGTGCCTAAACTAGTATAAATATAAGAAAAAAACTATAGAATATAAAAAATGTCCGCAATTGTAACAGATCAGTTTAGAATTAATAACGCAGGTAATTTTTTAGGCGATGTAAATAATTCCTCAAATTCATATTATGTTTTTGTTGGATTGTCAAATCCATCTGCTGCAGTTAGATCCTCCAATGCTTTTGGTAGAAATGCAAATGATGCAGCATGGAATGACCAAACAACCAGAAAAGTTCCTGTTGATAATTTTAATTATCTAAACCATGCCAAAGACACAATGGTTTTTGGAAAAAAAATTACCTCAGATAATGTAAGGAGAGTTGTTAGAAAGATAAGTTGGACAAAAGATACAATTTATGATATGTATCGTCATGATTATAGTGCCTCTAATAGAACTCCAAATGGACAGACATCAAGATTATATGATTCAGATTTTTATGTAATTAATAAAGATTTTAATGTTTACATATGCATCGATAATGCTTCTTCAGGAATTAACACTACAGGAAATCCCTCTTTAAATGAACCAACTTTAACTGGATTAGAACCATTTAGAGCTACTGGTGCTACTGATGATGGTTACCTGTGGAAGTACTTATTTACAGTTCCTCCAAGTGATATAATAAAATTTGATGCCACAGAATTTATTCCATTACCTACTGATTGGGCAACAACAGCAGATGCTAATATAGCAAATGTTAGAGACAACGGAAACGCTGATATTAGTAATAATCAAATAAAAAAAATATTTGTTGAAGATGGAGGTACTTCATATAGTAATGCTGGTGCTGGAGGTCAAGAGGTAAGTATCATTGGTGATGGTAGTGGAGGAAAGGCAATTATTGAAGTTGGAACTAACGCAAAAATTAGCGATGTAAAAGTTTCTGTAGGTGGAAAGGGATATACTTATGGTGTAGTTGATTTAACTGATCTTCAACCATCTAACCCTAATGCTAAATTAATTCCAATCATACCACCATCAAAGGGTCATGGTTCTGATATTTACAAAGAATTGGGTGCTGATAGAGTCTTAGTTTATGCTAGATTTGATGATTCTACTAAGGATTTTCCGATTGATACTAAATTTGCTCAGATTGGAATTGTTAAAAATCCAACATCAATTGGATCTACACAAGTTTTCACTCAATCTCAATATTCTTCAGTTTCATCCTTATACTTAAGTTCTTTTGATAGTCCAACTCCTGCTAAAATAGGTGATTTAATTACACAAGACGTTAAAGACAGTAGTGGATCTATAATTGGTCAAGTTAGAGGTTATGTTGTTTCTTTTGATATTATATCAACTGATGTCAGCAATAAGATTGCAGTTTTAAAATATTATCAAGATCGTTCATTATATTTCAATACTACTACTGGTGATCAAACAGATGCAGTTGGTATTAATAGTATATCAGGCACAAATGGTCAAATATACAAATTTAATGGTACTGAAAATATAAGAGGAACTGATGGTGCTGGATCAAATTATGAAGTTGGAATAAAAACTGCTTTTAGTGGTATTTCAACAAATCCTACAGGAACTAAAATAGTTGATCTAGGTGTTGAATTTAAAAATGGCGTAGCACAATCTGAGATAAATAATCAGTCGGGTGATATTATCTACCTAGATAATCGACAGTTGATCACTAGAGATAGTAGACAAAAAGAAGACATCAAAGTTATACTGGAATTCTAAAACATGTCACAAAAAACAAATTTAAACATAAGTCCTTATTATGATGACTTTAATGATGACAATAATTTCTACAGAGTTCTGTTTAGACCTGGTAGACCTGTTCAGGCTCGCGAATTAACAACTTTACAATCAATATTACAGAATCAAATACAATCTTTTGGTAATCATGTATTTAAGGATGGATCAATGGTTCTTCCTGGTGGTGTAAGTTATGATGACAGATATTTTTCAGTAAAATTAGAATCCGAACATTTAGGTCTTCCAATATCACTTTATCTTAATAATTTAAAAGGAAAAAAATTAAAAGGACAAAATTCTGGCATACAATTTTTAGTTAATGATTGTAAATTGCCAAATGAGTCAACTGATATTACTGATACTACAATTTTTGTAAAGTATTTGACAGGGAATAATGAAAATATAATTGCAAATTTAGAAGACGGAGAACCTCTTTTAACTCTAGAGGATATTACTTATGGTAATACAACTTTAGTTGCAGGTGAAAGTGTTGCGACATTGGTGCCTACAAACGCTTCTGCGACTGGTAGTGCAGTCAAGATGAATGAAGGGGTATATTTCATCAGAGGAACCTTTGTATCCGTTCCTGCAAGCACTATAGTGTTAGATGCATATTCAAATGAACCGTCATATCGAGTAGGATTAAGAATTACAGAGTCAATTATTACAGCAAAAGAAGACTCATCATTATATGATAACGCAAAAGGATTTTCTAATTTCGCAGCACCTGGTGCAGATAGATTTAAGATAACTGCAACTTTAACAAAGAAATCTTTAACTGATACAAGTGATGTTAACTTTGTTGAAGTAATTAAACTAAGAGAAGGTAAACTTAAGAAATTACAAGATTTTTCTGTCTATAATGAATTAGAGAAATACTTAGCTGCTAGAACATTTGAGGAATCTGGAAACTATTCAATCGATAATTTTAAAGTTGAAGTATCAGACTCATTAGATGATGGACTTTCTAATAGAGGAATATTTAAATCAAATCAAATAACGGAAGAAGGAAATACACCATCAGATGATTTAGGTTGTCTTGAAGTTAGTTCAGGTAAAGCATATGTACAGGGTTTTAGAATTAGTACACCTGGAACAACTATTGTAGATTTTGAAAAACCAAGAGATAAAGGAAAAGTAAACACTGCGTTAGTTCCATTTGATATGGGAACTTTAATACGTGTCAATAATGTATCTGGAACACCTGTTTTGGGAACTGGTGTAAGTGAAAATACAGTATCCCTTTTAAGTCGAAGAAAAGATTCATCTGTTGCAACTGGAATCCCATCTGGTGCTTATGAAATAGGAAAGGCAAGAGTATATTCATTTGGACTAAGAAACACTCCATACGCAGATAATGCTAGTCAATGGAATCTTCATTTATTTGATGTTCAAACATATACGTTTATAACTTTAAATACATCTTTAACAGCAACAATTAGTTCTTTTGTTAGAGGTGCTAGTAGTGGTGCCACAGGATTTATTAATGGTTCAGTATCAGGTGCAACTGACATTGTTTTATCTCAAACATCAGGAACCTTTATTCCAAACGAAAAGTTAATTATTAATGAATCTGAAGAATCATTTAGATCTATTACATCAGTTAGACAGTATACTTTTGAAGATGTAAAATCAGTTTATCAAAATACAAATGGAATGACTGGTGGTATAACAGGATTCATAGATTTTAGTGCAGATACAATATTAGAAACCACTCGAATTCAATCACTACCATCCTTTAATAATAGTGTAATATCATCAACTAACGGTATTACAGGAACTATAACATCACCTGGTAATGCATTTACAGGTATAAAAACAGATTCTGTTTTACAATACCAAACTGCAGGAACTTCTGATATCAATTTTAATAGAGTTACTGCTATTAGTTCAGATTTAAAAACCTTAACTGTTGCTGGAATCACAACTGTTTCTGGAATAAATGACGGTAAAGTTGGTATTAATACCACATCCTCAGTGTCTTTGGTATCACCAGTTGTTGTAGACAAAGAAGATACTGGATTATATGCAAAATTAGGATTTGATAATATATGTGAAGTAGATTTAGCAAATGCAACTTTAGCAGTATCTTCTCAATCTGCAATGTTTGCACTAAGTGCTAATTCAACGATACAAGCAGTTCCTGCTGGAATAACAAGTGCATTTTACTCAAACTTTGATACTCAAAAATATTCTTTAGTTTACAGTGATGGAACAGTAGAACCATTGACAAGAGATCAATTTGAATTGGTTGATGGAGGATCAAAAGTTCAATTTAGTGGATTAAGTAAGAATAGTGGTAATGCGGTTTTAAATGTTACTGTAGAAAAACAAAGTATTACAAATAAAACTAAACAATTTACAAGAAGTAATAAAATAGTTATTGATAAAACAAAAGTTGGTGTAAGCACCAGTACAAATGGACTGACATTTAACCAATATTACGGTTTAAGAATAGAAGATAGAGAAATATCTTTAAATGCTCCTGATATTGTAGATGTAGTTTCTGTTTTAGAATCTAAAAATAATAATGATCCTACTTTAGATAAGATAACAACAGTATCTGGACTATCTTTGAATACTAATACTATTGATGGTGAAAAAATAATTGGAGCAGAAAGCGGTGCGACAGCACAATTAATCACTAGAGTTGATGGTGAAAATGTTGAAGTTGCATATTTTACAGATACAAAATTTGTTTTAGGTGAGTTAATAACATTCCAAGAGTCAAATATTGAAACAACAGTTCAAGCAATTACTTTAGGAAATAACATAAATGTAACACAAAAATATTCTCTAGATAAAGGTCAAAGAGAGCAATATTATGATTACTCAAGAATAGTAAGAAAACCGACTCTTTCAGCACCATCTAGAAGACTTTTGGTAATATTTAATTCTTATATTGTTCCAACTACAGATACTGGCGATTTATTTACAGTTAATTCTTATGATCAAGAAAGATTTACAAGTGATGTACCACATTTAGATAATAATTTAAGAGCAACAGATACACTTGATTTTAGACCTAGAGTATCACCTACAAGTAGTACATCAACATCTCCATTTGCTTTTACATCTAGAGACTTTTCAGTATCAGGTTCAACACCGAGTCTTGTAGTTTCTCCAGAGGGAGATTCTAGATTAGGTTATAGTTATTTCTTACCTAGAATTGATAAATTAGTTTTATCTCGTGGAGAAGCATATGAAGGTAGTTTTTCCATATTAAAAGGTGTATCATCTCTTAATCCTAAACCTCCAGCATTAATTGATGGTGCCATGCACCTTGCAACAATTGAACTTCCAGCATATCTTTATAATTCAAGTGATGCAAAGGTAACTCTAATTGAAAATAGAAGATATACAATGAGAGATATTGGCAAATTAGAGGATAGAATAGAAAATTTAGAGATAGCCACTAGTTTAAGTTTACTTGAATTAGATACGAAAACCTTACAAATTAAAGATACAACTGGCGATAGATTTAAATCTGGTTTCTTTGTAGATGATTTTAAGGATGTAAGTCGTATTGATTTAGAAAATCAAGATACAAAAATTAGTATTGATACTGAAACTGGCGAAATGTTAGTGCCAGTGGATCAGTTTAGTGTAAAACCATTATTAGGTGTTTCTGAAAGTATTGATATAAGTTCAGCAGATTTTTCTCAGAATTTACCATTATTAGATTCAAATGTACAGAAGACAGGTGATTTAATAACTTTAAAATATTCAGAAATACTTTCTGATATTGGCAATACCCAAGCAAGTAGAGTTGAAAATGTAAATCCATATGAAGTTGTTGTTCGTGAAGGTAGAATAACTTTAAACCCATCAGAAGATAATTGGACAAGAGTTGTAGAAATTGATGGAGGCACAAGAACTCTTCTTGGAGATAATGCTGGCACATCAACTGAGAGAGTATTAACGTCATCAATACCTGCACCATTTATAAGATCTAGAAACGTTGGATTTAGTGCGTTAAACTTAACACCAGGCGTTACACATTATCCATTCTTTGATGGAAGAAGTGGTATTGATATTGTTCCAAAATTATTAGAAATTGGTATGGTTTCTGGAACATTCTCAATAAATGAAACTGTTCGTGGTATTTTACCTGATGGAAATCAACTAATTTCATTCAGAGTAGCACAACCAAATCATAAAACAGGAGCATATAATTCTCCTACTTCAGTATTTGCAAGTAATCCATATGATAATTCACTTAGTTTGGGATCATTCTATACCGAATCTTCAGTAGTTTTAAATATAGACATTGCATCATTATGTCAAGATGCTCAAGGTCAGTTTTTTGGTAGAGTCAGGAATAATTTACGATTAGTTGGTGAAACTAGTGGAGCGATTGCAACTATTACAAATGTAAGATTGATACCTGATGAATTTGGAGCAGTTTATGGAGCATTCTTCTTTAGGAATCCAACAACTACGCCACCACCACCTTTAAGATTTACAAATGGAATAAAGACATTTAGATTAAGTTCGAGTGTTAATAATGCTGAACCAGTGACAGGAGATGAAGGAATTGGTATAACTCGTGGAGAAGCAAGATACAGCACATTTGGACTGATTAATACCTTTACATCAACCACAACGATAATTCGTCGTCCACCAGCACCACCAGCAGCACCGCCAGGAAGAAGGAGAAGAAGAAATAGAAGAAGAGATCCATTAGCACAATCATTTACTGTAGATGAGACGGGAATGTTCTTGTCATCATTAGATTTATTTTTCTTTGAAAAAGATGATAGAGTTCCTTTGACTGTTCAAATAAGAACTGTTGAATTAGGAACTCCAACAAATGAATTGGTTTATGATTTTTCTGAAATAGATTTAGATCCAACTCAGTTAGATGCTAATGGAGAATCAATTATAAAAACATCTTCAGACGCTTCATTACCAACTAGAGTTACTTTTCCATCACCAATATACTTAGAGCCTGACAGAGAGTATGCTATCGTCTTATTGGCACCAGCAACAATAAGATATAAGGCTTGGATTGCTCAAATGGGTGAAGAAACAATTGAGACACAAACACTCGGTGTTGATGATGGATCAAAGAGCATTGTAACTAAACAATATCTTGGTGGAAGTTTATTTAAATCGCAAAATGGAACTGTATGGACAGCAACTCAAACTCAAGACTTAAAATTTAGTCTTTATAAATGTTCTTTTGTAACCAGTCCTGGTACTCTTACATTGTTCAACTCAGATTTAACAACAAGTGATCTAGTTAACTTAAGATTGCAAGATAATTCATTTAAATCTTATCCAAGAAAGTTAAAAGTTGGTATTAATACAACAAATGCTTTAAGTAGTGTTATATCCGTAGGAACAAAGGTTTCAGCATCTAATGTTGCTCCATATACAAATTCTACAGATGCAAAGGGATTTGTTGAAAAGATTGGTGGTCCTATTGTAACATCAAGCGTCAGCACTGTTGGATCTGGATATTCAACAGGATCTTATCTCAATGTGAGTTTGTACTCTCTTACTGGTAATGGTTCTGGCGTTGTAGCAGGAACCGTAGTTATAGGTGGAACAGGTGCAGTTAGTTCTGTATCAATTGCCTCAACAGGTAATGGACACGTTGTGGGAGATGTTTTGGGAATTACTACAGCAGACATGGGTAATGCTGGTTCTGGTGGTGAAGTAACTGTTACTAGTATATTTGGAATGGATACTTTATATCTAACAAATGTTCAGGGTGAAAAAATTAATAATGGTAGAAAATTAGTATATTATACTGATGTTCTTACAGGAACGATTGCTTCCACTTCACCTTTAGTTGATATAAGAGGAGACTCTATTCTTAATGGCGATTTGTATTCTGGAAATGTTGTTGAAGTTAACACCTCAAACCATTCTATGAATTCTATTCAAAATGTTGTACAACTTGATGGAATAAAACCAGACACCGTTCCTGTTCTTTTGACAGAAAATATTACATCAACAGATACTGTTATTTCTGTTGCAAACACTGCACCATTTACAAAATTTGAAGGAATAACAACTAGTGCTGGTTATGTTCAGATAGGAAAAGAAATTATGTTCTATAATGGAATAGGTTCTGGAAACTTGACAGTTGGTGCGAGAGGATTTGGAGGATCTCCACAGGATGCTCATTTCATTAATGACCAAGCATTTAAGTATGAGTTTAATGGTATATCTATGACGGGTATTAACACAACTCATAACCTACCAACTAATGCCACATTACAATCATTAAAAACTAGTGATACTTATCTCTTAGAGATTAATAGAGGAGCAGGAAGATCTAACTTATTGAATAGATCAACTGGTGTTAATCAGATTAGTTTTACAGATGAAAAAATTGGTGGAGAAAATCAATCTGTAGGATCACAAAACTTCCAGTATGATGCATTTGTTCCTTCATTCTCTGTAATGACACCATCAACATCTACTACTATATCAAGTCAATTGAGATCTGTTTCTGGAACAAGTGAGGGTGGTTCTGAAATATCATTTGTAGATCAAGGATTTGAAAGTGTTGAATTTAATCAATTGAATAGATTATCTACACCAAGACTTCTAAGTTCAAAAGTCAATGAAAATGCAAGGTTGAGTGGTTTACCTCGAAATAAATCTGTTACACTATTAACCCAATTTAATACTACTGACCCTAATTTATCTCCAGTTTTAGACACTATGAATGGTGCATTTAGATTCATGAGAAATAGATTGAATTTGCCTATAAGTGATTACACTGTAGATTCTAGGTCAAATAATATATCTGGTGACCCACACTCATCATGTTATATTTCACAAAAAGTGAATTTGCAACAAGCATCAACATCATTAAAAGTATTGATAAGTGCGTATCGACATCCATCTGCTGATTTCAGAGTTTTATATCGATTATTCAAGACGGACTCAAGTGAAGTAGAACAATCATACGAACTATTTCCTGGTTTTGATAACTTAAATGATGTGGGTATTGATAAGATTGTTGTTGATCCTAAATTAAATAGTGGAAAACCTGATGTATTCGTACCAGCAAGTAAAGAAGGTGAATTTAGACAATATGAATTTACTGTTGATGAGTTGGATGAGTTTGTTGGATTCCAAATTAAGATAGTATCAAGTGGAACTAACGAAGCATATCCTCCAAGATATAAGGACTTAAGAGTAATTGCTTTAGCATAATGATTCCAGTTAATGGTTACAAACATCTATACCGAGATGAAAAATCAGGTGCCATTGTAAGTACCGATTCTCAGGGGTACTTACAATACAAAAAAATACAACAACAGAAGAAATATCAAGAGGATGAGGTTGAAAGATTAAGAACAGAGGTTGATGAACTTAAATCATTAATCTCAAAAATAATTAATAAATCCTGATAGATATAAATATTTAAAAATGTATTGATTAATAATGGCAGTCTATGTATCAAATATCACGATTGAGCAAGGGTTTGACTTTGATACTTCCTTTCAATTAGAGGATACTCGCTCCAACGAGTTCTTAAATTTGGTTGGAGCAGCAACAACAGCGATGATTAGAAAACATTCATCAGCTAAAAATAAAGTTTCCTTTGCTACTACTGTTGCAGATCCTGAAACAGGTATAATTTCTATATCACTAACTGCTGCCAACACAGTATCATTAAAACCTGGAAGATACGTATATGATGTAAAAATAATAACTTCTGGCGGTCAGGAATATAAAGCCATAGAAGGAACAGCACTCGTCAGATCTGGAGTAACAAGGTAATGACAACTATCAATGATCGAATTGGTTCACAAAATGTAATTAGGGTATTATCTAATGCTTCGGCACCTCCGACTAGATTAGCGAACTTAAGTGATGTTAATTCGACAAGAAAAACTGAAGATGGTTTAGTATTAGTATGGGATTTGACAGGTGAAAAATTTGTTTTAACTGATACGATTGATGCTGCTACTATTATTCAAACTGGTATTACATCATTTTCTAATGTAACAAACTCTACAAGTCCGACAACAGGAGCATTGAAGATTGCTGGTGGTGTTGGAATAGAAAAGAATTTAAATATAGCAGCAAATCTACAAGTTACTGGTTTATCCACATTTGTGGGAGTCGTAACTACGTCTAATGATTTGTATGTTGGTGGTGATTTATATGTAAAGGATGATATTGTATATGATGAAGTAAATGGAAGACAAATTAATATATCAGGTATTGGTACTTTTGGTTCTATCTTTATAGGAGGAACTGAAGTTATATCTTCATCTCTAGCATTAGAAAATGTTTCTTCTTTAGATACAACTACAACATCAACAGTTCAAAATGTAATTTTTTCAGGTGGTGCTACTAATACTTTTGACAGTTTAAATATAACAGGAATAGCAACCTTTTTAAGTCAAACAAATATTAACACTCTAAGTGTAACTGGAGTCACTACAACCGCTGGATTGCTAGATATAAATGCAGGTGGTCAGGCAAATACCTTCAAAGTAGAAGATTTGACAGCTGGTCGCATTGTTCTTGCTGGAACTGGAGGAGAGTTAGAAGACAGTGGTAACTTAACATTTAATGGAAGTTTACTCACTGTTACAGGAGCACTTACTGCAACTGGAACGCTAACTGCTGGATTGATTGATGGAGGCTCGTATTAATGGCAAAACCAACCACTAGACAGGAACTAGTTGATTATTGTTTAAGACAACTAGGTGCACCTGTTCTAGAGATAAATGTAGATGATGATCAAATTGACGATTTAGTTGATGATGCTATTCAGTATTTCAATGAAAGACACTTTGATGGTGTTGAGAGAATGTATTTGAAATACAAAATAACTGAAGACGATATTAATAGAGCAAGTGGAAGTGGGACAGATGGTGTTGGAATAGTCACAACAACAGGAACTGCAAATGTAAGTGGAATTGGAACAATCACTTCTAATTTTTATGAAAATTCTAATTTTATTCAAGTTCCAGATTCTGTTGTAGGAATCGAAAGAATATTCAAATTTGATACAAGTTCAATATCTGGTGGTATGTTTAGTATCAAGTATCAGTTATTTTTGAATGACTTGTATTATTTCAACTCAGTTGAACTTATGCAATATGCGATGACTAAAAGATATTTGGAGGATATTGATTTTTTATTAACCACAGATAAACAAATAAGATTTAATAAAAGACAAAATAGATTATATTTAGATATTGATTGGAAATCTCAGGAAAAAGATACATTTATAGTCATTGATTGTTTTAGAGCATTAGATCCTGCAGATTTTTCAAAAGTTTTTAATGATAGTTTTATAAAAAGATACTTGACACTTCTAATTAAAAGACAGTGGGGATTAAATATGATGAAATTTAGTGGAACTCGATTACCTGGTGGAATCGAATTAAATGGTAGGCAGTATTATGAAGATGCTGAAAGAGAATTGGCAGATATAAAACAAAGAATGTCTCTCGAATACGAGTTGCCACCTCTCGATTTTATAGGATAGTGACACATGGCATTAAATCCGTTTTTTCTACAAGGATCTAAAACTGAACAATTTTTACTACAAGATGTAATTAATGAGCAGTTAAAAATTTATGGTATAGATGTCTTCTACTTACCTAGAAAAATTTTTAAGACTGATAATATTATTCGAGAGGTTCAGTCATCAAAATTTGATGATTCGTTTATTCTTGAAGCATATTTAAATAACTATGAGGGTTATAATCCAAACAGTGATTTAATGACTAAGTTTGGATTAAGATTGACAAATGAAGTAAGTTTAACAATATCTAGAGAAAGATTTGAAGAGTTTATAACACCATTTCTAGAAGGTATTACATCAGGTATTAAAGAGGGTCTCATAACAGATTATACCTTTGAAGATTTAGTCAATCGACCAAAAGAAGGAGACTTAATATACTTCCCTCTTGGAGAGAGATTATTTGAAATTAAAAGAGTTGAATCTGAGAAACCAT